GCCGAGACGAAAGACGCCCGTGACGCAGCAGCAACCGTGATGGCAGCCGCAAAAGACCCGTCCAAGTACGTCTACTACGTCAGCGCCAAGCCGGAGAAGATCACCTTCGACATCAAGGTGGCTGGCACTGACTACTCACCAGCATGGGACAAAGACAAAAAGCACTTGTGCTGGCGTATTCCCACCGAAGTTTCTGACCGTTTCGAGATGCACTCTCACTTTGTGAGTGGTCGCATCATCAAAGCGAAGGAGTAATCCATCATGGCCCATGACCCAACCGCGTACAAAGACATGTTCAAGCCAACGCAAGAGCCTACGCACATTGATGTTCATGGGCGCGTGACCGCTGGCGCTTCAGACCCTCGTGCAGTCATCAACAAAGCAAAGCTCAATGAGGCTGATGCTGCGTGGCATGACTTGTACGACGCAAAGGAGCAGCGCAATAGATACTCCGCAAGCTCTCCTCACATTGCAGAGCCATACTCTCCGCTCGAAATCCTCGTCTTCCAAGCCCTGCGCCGTTATGGCGACATGCACCCCGGAACTGTGGATGGTGAAGTCATGATGATGTTCACCGAGTTTGGCAATCTTGTGATCGAAGACTTACGCGCTCACCCATATTGGGAGGGCGTTGACATTGACTACTACACTCACCCATCTGAGATCAGGCCAATCCCCGACCCAATCATGGTCACCGGCCTTCTCTACCACTACTCCATTCAGCAGCAGTCCAATAAAGTTGAGGCATACGGCCCAATGTACTTCAAGGGCATGAACAGGATTTTGTTCAACCGCAAGTACGGGAATGGAAAAATTGAACTCTCGCCAGTGGATAGAGGCGCTGGCAATGAACCATCTGGGTCTGTCTCATACGACGCTAGAAGGAACAGCTAATGTCAACGATCTACGCGCCATCTGGAGTCAAGGTCAAGGTATATCCCTACGAGGATTACCAAGGCATTGACTCGTCTCGCGACAAAGGCGCTTTGGATACTGGTCAGAAGCAGCACATGCTTTCGATCCTCAATGGCTTCGCCGATTGGCGAGGCGCTCTCGTTCGTGACCCGGGCGCAAGCCAGCGTACAGAAGGCAACCGACTCATCAAACACGTCACGTTCTTCGGTCGCAACCTATTGGCTTGGGCGCAGAAGGATGGTGGCGGCGTAAGCCTCGTCTCAGAAAAAGGGCACAAGGCCAACGAGGTGTACCCGAGAAACGCAGTTGTTACGACAGCTATGTTCAACAACCAGTTGATGTTTTTCTCCCGTGACTACCCGATGTATCACTACGACGGTAGCATCTTCGAGAAGATCAAGACAAAGAACAATGCTCGCCCAGCATACGGCGTCGCTATTCAGCGCCGTCTTGCAATCGCTGGTGCTCCAGACAAACGCACCATCATCGACATCAGCCGAGTCGACAACGAAGATGTCTTCACCGAAGACGAAGACGCACGCTCCACCGACGTAACCAAGGCTGCCAAGATTGACGTTGCAAACATCATTGGAACCGCTGACGAAATTCGCGGCCTTGGCGTGTTTGAAAACAACCGTCTTGCCGTGTTCACGAATGACCAGACTCTGGTCTACCAGTTGCACCCAGACTACACACAGTGGGCCATTGACGACAAAGCTAACGTCAAGGTTGGAACCATCAGCCACAACTCCATCGTCACAGCCGGATCAGACTTGATGTTCTGCTCTCGCGATGGCGTTCACTCATTGCGTCGCTCTGACACAAACGGTATCACGATCTTCTCGATCCCAATGTCGAACAAGATCGACTCGCTTTACCGAAGCATGGTCAAGATGGTTCAAGACCCAGAGCAAATCTCTGCCTACTTCGATCAAGACGAGGGCCAGTATCACGTCTTCTTCCCCATCTCAGACCTCATCTGCAAGCGGCTTACCCTCACTCTAAACCCGATGCAGGGCGGCGAATCAAAGTGGTCTACCGGAGACTTCCTAAACGCCATGTGTGGTCGCCAACTTGGCGGAGTGACTGTTTTTGGCACTCCGGGTGGTGTGTGGGAGCGCAAATACATTGAAGACGAGACGGCTGACTTCAGCCCGGAAATGATCGTCACTACACCAATTTTGTGGCAGGGTGCGTTGAACGACATCAAAGAGTCGTTCTCCTTCATCTTGCAGGCAACGGGCAAAGGCGAACTTCAGGTAGAGGCTTTTGACGAGCGTGGTCGCTATTTGACTTCGATGCAGTTCCTGATCGAAGACGGCGGCGCGGACGACAAATTCCCCGATGTTCCGCTATCACGTCAGTATGAACGGAAGTTTGAGCACCGCTATCGCGGTGTACAGTTCCGGTTCACTACCCGTGGTAAGGGGCTGCTGAAAATCATTGGCTTTGCCGTCACGGTAAGAACTTCTTGAAGGACTTAAAAAATGGCTCGACTACGACAGCAACACCCTCAGAACTACGTCAACTCAGGCAACATCCACACGGATTTTGAGAACGTAATTCGATACCTCAACACGGCAGAGCTTGGCAACAAGACGGTCGCCGAGCTTCTTTCTATCCTCTTCAACGAGGCCGGTGAGTTCCGTGGCCCTATCGAGTTCCGCGTCGACACCGTCTCTGGGCTGCAATACCGAGTCGGTCAGTACGCAAGCTCTGAGTCTGGCTGGATCACGCTCTACGACATTGCGTCGCTTCGCGGCCCATCCGGCTCGTCTGTCGGTAACGTGGAAGGCCCGTTCTTCTACAACCGTCAAGACAAGCTCATCACCACTGGCGTAGCAAGCGCTGCCGTTGGCACTGCTGGTTCTGGCTACACAACCGCACCAACTGTTTCGTTCTCTGCTCCGCAAGACGGCAATGGTACGCGACCAGTAGCCGTGGCGACGATCAACGGTTCTGGTGCTGTGACAGGAATCGCGATTACCAGCCAAGGTTCCGGCTATACGCAGGCTCCTACCATCACAATTCAGGCTCCTCAGACAGCGGGCGGTGTTCAGGCAACAGCTACTGCTACGCTCGCCGCACTGACCTCTGCGGCTGCGACGGTGTCGTATTCGTTTGACCCAGCCGTCTCAAATATTGTGGTGTATCAAAACGGCTTGCTTTTGGTTGGCGCAACCAACACTGGCATTCCTTCGCAGTTCACATACAACACATCGGCGAACACAGTTACACTCGCCAATGGTGTTGTGCTTGGAGACAAGATCACGATTTATTCGATCCGGTCACAAGCTGTTACGAACTTCCGCCGTCAAGACACCGACGTGCAAGGTTCTACGACTGTCATTCCATTTGTCCACACCGAAGATGAAAAAATCTTGGTATGGCGAAACGGTGTTCTTCAAGAAGAAGGCGGTGCTGCCGACTATTTGGCGTCCGCCGCAGCAGACACTATCACGTTCCTCGATCCTGCTGGCCTGACAACTGGCGACAAGATCACCGTGTTGACCGTTGAGAACACATCACTCAAGACGGTAGCTGGTCTCATGTTCGAGGACAACTACACGAACGATCAAGGCTACATCTTATGGAACAAGTTAGCAGTTGCCGCTAACGAGATTCCACAAAGCAAGGTTGCTTCCCTCGCAACAACGCTTGCTGCAAAGGCCAACATGACCATTGCATCGAGCACTCCGCAGGGTGCAGCAACGTCGGACTTATGGCTCGACACTTCTAAGACGCCCGTTGTTTTGAAGTTCTACGACGGCACTCAGTGGCTGCAAACCTCGCCCGACTCGTCTCTGCCCACGTTCTTGCAATCAAACGCTGGTCAGTACGTTCGCGTGAACGGCACTGGTACTGCGCTCGAATACGGCAACATCGACTTCTCAGCCGTTGTTCCCAAGACCTACATGGGCGCTGCGAACGGTGTTGCTACGCTCGGCTCTGGCGGCAAGATGCCTGTCAACCAGTTGCCAGACACCTTCGCCACCTACACGCTCGACTTCTTCTCTCCTCACGAAGACAGCGCAGCCACTGTGACCAACAAGACCTACTTCCTTGGCGTGGTCTACAAGCAAAAAATCCGCATTGACGGCATCACAGCGAAGCTCGTCTCAGGAACTTGCACGATTCAGTTGGCGGTCGATGGTTCAACCATTGGCACGACTTTCGCCGTAACGAACTCTCGCTTGTCTCAAGACATGCCAACGGTTCTGGAAGTAGACGGAACGTCGTCTGGTCGCCGTCTGGAATTGGTCGTCACTTCTGCCACCAGCGCAAACACCTTGGAGGTGGGCGTCTCAGTGGCAACACTGAACATCTAAGGAGTGTTGAATGGCATACCTACCTGACATCCCCGGACAAAAGGAGATCGCGTCCTTCCCTTGGCACGCCGTCAAGGGTGACATCATTCCATCCAAAACTCAGCCCGGTGACTTGGTCATCCCAAGGCAAGTCATGGAGCAGAACCCCGACATCGCCAACTTGGCGAAAGTCGCGATTCTTCAGAGCGGCGGCCTGCCAAGCAACTACATTGCGGGCGACCCGAACGGCATGTACAACCCCTACACGGG